ATTCTAGGGTTAAGTATTGGTAGCGGCGTGACTAGCATTGGAAACTATGCATTTTATGGCTGCACCGGCTTAACTGGAAATTTGTTTATATCAGATAGTGTAACTAGCATTGGAAGGTTTGCATTTGATGGTTGCAGTGGCTTTACTGGAAGTTTGGCACTAAACAATTTAACAAGTGTTGGGAATTATGCTTTTAGGAATTTAAAGCGTATGACCGGATCACTGGTTGTTAATAATGTAAATTTTATTAGTGAGGGTGCGTTTAGTCAGAATAGCTTTAATACTATAACAATAAATCCCACTCCAAGTGTTATACCTAAAGACTGTTTTTATGAATCCCGAAACCTAACTGACATTACTGGCATATTAAAGGAAGGTGTGACTTCCATAGGCAATGAAGCTTTTGATGGTTGTCAATGGTTAACTGGAGATTTGGTTATACCAAATAGTGTAATTAAAATAGATACTGATGCGTTTGAATATGCTGGTTTTAACGGCAGCACATTAACGCTATCCACAAATCCAGAGTTCACAGAAATTGGTAGGTTTGCTTTTAACGAATGCGGGTTTATTGGTACACTGAATATTCCAAGTAATGTTAGAAAAATTAAGGGTTACGCCTTTAATGAGTGTGAAGGTTTTACGACTCTTATTTTAAATGAAGGTTTAGAGGAGATTGAAGACTATGCATTTGAAGACTGTAATAGACTGTCCGGTTCTTTGGTTTTACCAAGCACATTGCACACTATTGGAAGTGGTGCTTTTCAAGATACCAATTTTACAGGTGTGTTGGATGTAACGAATGTGACGTCAATTGGATATAGTGTTTTTAACAATTGCGGATTTGACAGCGCAATCTTACCACCAGAATGGACAAGCATACCTGACGGTTTTGCAAGAGGATGGACAAACTTAACTGATATCGATAATGTCAATACATCATCTATTACAACTATTGGCAACGAGGCTTTTTATGGTTGCAGTGGTTTAACTGGTGAACTAGACATAACACCTTTTACCGGAGGAGTTGGATTTAGAGCTTTTGCCAATTGCGGATTTGACAGCGCAATCTTACCACCAGAATGGACAAGCATACCTGACGGTTTTGCACAAGGATGGACAAACTTAACTGATATAAACGATGTCATAGATGGAAACATTACAAGCATTGGCAACTATGCTTTTAATGGTTGCAGTGGTTTAACTGGCACATTGGACATAACACCTTTTATCGGGGGAGTTGGATTTAGAGCATTCTCTGGTTGTGGATTTGACAGCGCAATCTTACCACCAGAATGGACAAGCATACCTGAAGGTTTTGCACAAGGCTGGACAAATTTAACTGATATAGCTGATGTCAATACATCATCTATTACAAGCATTGGCGGCTATACTTTCGATGGTTGTAGCGGTTTAACTGGCACATTGGATATAACACCTTTTATCGGGGGAGTTGGGACTAGAGCTTTTGCCAATTGTGGATTTGACAGCGCAATCTTACCACCAGAATGGACAAGCATACCTGACGGTTTTGCACAAGGCTGGACAAATTTAACTGATATAGCTGATGTCATAAATGGAAACATTACAAGCATTGGCAACTATGCTTTTAATGGTTGCAGTGGTTTAACTGGCACATTGGACATAAGTTCATTTGGCTCAGGTTATACTATTGGCCAAGGAGCTTTTGCCAATTGTGGATTTAGCGGTGCAATATTGTCACCAGAACGGACAGTCATACCTAGCAGTTTTGCAAAAGGCTGGACAAATTTAACTGATATAGCTGATGTCATAAATGGAAACATTACAAGCATTGGCAACGATGCTTTCGATGGTTGTAGCGGTTTAACTGGCACATTGGACATAAGTTCATTTGGCTCAGTTTATATTTACCAAGGAGCTTTTGCCAATTGTGGATTTAGCGGTGCAATATTGCCACCAGAATGGACAAGCATACCTAGCAGTTTTGCAAAAGGCTGGACAAATTTAACTGATATAAACGATGTCATAAATGAAAACATTACAAGCATTAACTACGAGGCTTTTCGCAATTGTACAAATTTAACAAAAGCTTGGCTGCCTGAGTCAATAGTGAATATTGGATATAACGCTTTCGAAGGTTGTACGAGTTTAACAGAACTATATGTAGAGTGTGATGCACCAATAGATAGTCTAAATGAGGGTAACGAACTTTTTGGTAGTGGTTATTACGACAGTGTTATAGCAGCAGTTGAAACAATATATTATGCTCCTCACACCAAAGGCTGGTCTAATAACATTTGGGGTAAAGGTGATAGGTATTATCGTCAGCGTATAGACGTCTTGCCATGGCCAAACTATGCTGAAATTGAAATTACATATAATGATACCAGTGTCGAAACAGTAGTAGAACGATTTATACCAGCCAACTTTAGAAGTTATAATGAAAACATAGTTAGTCTTGAATTAAACTATGGTATTAAGAGCATTGGCGTTGGCGCTTTCCGAGGATGTAATAATATTACTGGAGATTTGGTAATACCAAATAGTGTTACTAGTATTAGCTACTATGCGTTTTATGGTTGCCGCGGCTTTACCGGAGATTTGGTAATACCAAATAGTGTGACTAATATTGGCGACGGTGCGTTTAATAGTTGCAGCGGCTTTACCGGAGATTTGGTAATACCAGATAGTGTGACTAATATTAGCTACGCTGCGTTTTATGGTTGCATAAATCTTGGAGATGTTTATGTCAATATACCATATGCAAATTTCCCAAGTAATGCATTAGACAACACTAACTCTACCAGCACACTTTATGTGCATCCTGACTATTTTGCTGAATATGGACCTACACACGGCAGCATGACTGTAGCAGAATGGACCACTTATCCAGAAACAGTAATTTAAATTTTTAAATTGATTTACACTCACGCTGTCTTATATATAATATATGAGTAAAACAATACACTATACATCAGGTCTTCCAAGAGCTTGCAGCACCTTACTGCAAAACTTACTTGCACAAAATCCACGCGTGCATGCAACTGCGACAAGTGGTGTACACGAAATTATGTATCTGTCAAAAGCATTTTTTAAGACCGAAGAATTTCGTAGCATACCAAATCCAACCGATGGCGAAAAGCTATTTCGTAGCTTTATGCGTGCTGGTATAACACAATCGTTTGATGATTTAACAGATCGACCAGTGGTAGTTGATAAATGTCGCAGTTGGATTGGTAGTGCAAACTTATTATTTCAACTCTTCCCAAACGCTAAGTTGCTTGTGCCAGTTCGTGATATTCGCGGTATTCTTTCAAGCATGGAGAAAAAATTTCAAGCACATCCTGGCTTTCAAATGGAAAATACACAAGCTGATACTTCACGTATACAAACAGTTGAAGGGCGCTGCCAATTTTGGCTTGATAGCGCTCCTGTCGGACTTGCAATTCAAAGACTACACGAGCTTGTGAGACTACACAAAGACAAAGTGCATTTCGTACACGCCGAAGACTTGGCAGAAAAACCTCAAGACACAATGAATGCTGTTTGGAAGTATCTAGGTGAAGAGACATTTATTCACAATACCCAAAATATACAACAATATACAAAAGAACATGAACTTGGCTGGCCTTTTGGTGATCATGCTGTGCACTCTGCCGTAACACCGCTGCAACCAGATTGGCATAGCACACTTGGTCGAGGGTTGTCTGAAACCCTAAACCAAAAATTTAGCTGGATAAATCAATTATGAAATACGCAATTATAAGACATAAAGGTAGGATAGAACGCATTGTTGATAGAATGCCTGTAACTGATAGCGAAGAGCAAGAAGTTATCGAATTAACCACAGAGCAAGGTAAATTGTTTACAAATAAAGATATCACAAGACGGTATGTTTATTATAAGGGCGAATTCTTACTAGAGCGTGTTGCTTACGAGAGACAACAGCAAGATAAGCGCGATGAATATATTTTAAACAAGGAAAAGGAAAGACTGTCAAAGCTAACTCCTGCCCAACTAATAACGGAACATACACATAAGGCAGCGGCCGCTGCCTTTGAAAGTCTACCAGCTGGTAAAAGAGCTTTTTGGGAGCCTGTTAGGGTTGCAGTATCAAAAGCTATACTATCAGGCAATATTAATGATGCACGTGAGATACTGCTAACATTGCCAGTTATGTATGAAGGTGCAGAAGCTGAAAGAGCTGGCTTTTTAAGTCTTTTTTAATATAGTCGTCAAATCAAAATATTAAAATACTATAAGTGTGGTCATTTTAGTTTAACTTCTTCAAATTCTGAAAGCGTTAAATGAAAGCGCCCGCGGTTTGCTTTAAAAAATACTTTATCATTTTCAATCCGATAAACGGTAATGTAATCGACTGTGCCAATCTTAAGGTTTTCTAGTATCTCTTTAAATTCACTTGTAATATATACTTTATCGTTCATATAAATTTATTTATATTATTTTGTGATGATAAACCCAAAAATATCACACCATTATCATTTATTTTTGTGCTATTCATAAAATGAATAATTATAAATAATCAGTATAATATGGAAACCGAAAAATCATTATTAAAGGAATTTATCGAAGGTGGGTGGGTAATTCCTTTAATAGGAGGAGCCGCAATGATTGCACGATTACTTTCGGCTAGGCACCGATTTACAATATTTGAGCAATTAAAAAGAATATTTAGTGCATCAATTGCAAGTGGTATTGCATGGTTTGTATTAGAACAAACCGATATATCTAGTTTATATAAAGCAATAACATATGGTATAATTGGTGTAATTACTCCTGAAGTTATTAGTGGTATTATATACATTGCCAAAAGGTTTGAAAAAAATCCAGAAAGTTTCATAAATAAATAACATTATGAACAATTATATTAAAAGTGTATTACGGAACATTTCAAGTGCGTTACGTTATCAAACTGTAACATTCGCAGATGGTGAATATCGCGTAACTACTCCATTTAAAGGTTTGCACATTACAAATTCTGGAGAAGTAGAAATTGAAGGAGTTGACGGTGAGACAGTTGTCTTAACTCTAACACCAGGTTGTTGGCCATACGGCGGTAGTGCTATAATTGAAAATGGTACATCATCAACAAATATAGTTGCTTTATATTAATATGTATTTAGCGCTATAGTTTGGTTTAGACCCATCACATGCAAGTACTGCGTCTACACAAAGTGTATAAATACTATTATGGCAAGACCTGCATCACGACAAGAACTAATTGATTATTGTTTGCGCGCATTAGGCGCTCCTGTTATGGAAATTAATATTGATGAAGATCAAATTGAAGACCGTATAGATGAAGCAATACAATTTTATCAAGAATATCATAGTGATGCTGTTGTTCGAACTTTTGTGAAACATCAGATTACAACAGAAGATGTAACAAATAATTATTTTACATTACCTGAACAGCTTATAAGTGTATTTAAAGTACTAAATGTTAGCAGCGGCTCAAGTGCCGATATGTTTAATGTTGAATACCAAATGTATTTAAATGATTTTTATGGGTTACGTAACCCTTCAAATTTAATTAATTATGAAATGACAAAGCAGTATATGGCAACAATGGAATTAATTGTGACTGGCTCAAGTCAACAAATAACATTTAGTCGCCACATGAATCGTCTTTCAATTCAAGATGATTGGAATAAAAACTTAAAGGTTGGACAATATTTAATTATTGAAGGATACCAAACAATTAATCCAAATGATTATACAGATGTGTATAATGATATGATGCTTAAAAAATATTGCATTGCATTGCTAAAAAAACAATGGGGTTCTAATATGCTGAAATTTGAAGGTATGCAATTGCCAGGTGGTGTTACACTAAATGGTCGCGCAATATATGATGATGCCGTAAACGATATCCAAAAGATTGAAGAAGAATTTGATAGTAAATATAGCTTCCCACCAGACTTTTTCTGTGGATAACAAATTTGCATAGTTTTATGCTAGCATAATAAAAGTGGATTATTATTAGCATTATGTTTTTGTATAAATAAAAATAATGCCTCCAAGAAATGTATACTTTAGCCACGGAACTCGCTCTGAACAAAACCTATTAGAGGATTTAATCATTGAGGCGATGTCCATCTATGGACATGATGTATATTACATACCACGCAAAATTGTTAATCTTGACACAATATTAAACGAAGATGTTATTTCAAAATTTGAAAAATCATTTAAAGTTGAAATGTATGTTGAAAGTGTTGATGGCTTTGAAGGTGATGGTAAGTTAATTGCAAAGTTTGGTTTGGAAATACGCGACCAAATAACGCTTGTGGTTGCGCGCCGTCGATGGAATTCATTAGTTGGAAGATTTGGTTATACCCAAGACAGTGTACGCCCAAGAGAAGGAGATCTCATTTTCTTTCCAATGACAAGAGGTTTATTTGAAATTAAATTTGTTGAAGATAAAAAACCATTTTTTCAATTAAATAATACTCCTACATTTAAACTTATTTGTGAATTGTTTGAATATGGCGGGCAAGATATTGATACTGGTATAGATGTTGTTGATCTTACACAAAAACAAACTTCACAAACGCATCGTACCGTTGTAACATTCGCGGACAGCGCAGTTATACCTGTAAATGAATATGCAAATATATTATTACCATCTGGAATAACTGGGTCTGCAAAAGTACTTGCATATGAAATAGATGGTGATACTACAATTTTAAGTTTTGGTGCACTAACATTTAATGATGGACAGTTTCATACCCTAACAGCTGATACGGTATTAACAGGTCAAACATCAGGCATAGTTGCAACAGTAGTTAGTGTTATAGGTTTAAGCGACAGTGATGCTGTCTTGTTTGAAAACGATGCAGCTGCACAAAATAGCGCCTTTGAAACAATAGGAAATAGCTTTATTGATTTTAGTGTCGCAAACCCATTTGGTGAACCTTTTGTATAATCAATTATGTTAGGAAATTCATATTTTTATAATGGCAGTTTAAAAAAAATCGTTGCGGTTTTTGGAACACTTTTTAACAATCTGCATGTAGCAAAAAAAGCAAATGGTAAAATGTCTGGGATAAGTCGAGTGCCATTAATGTATGGACCACGGCAGCGGTTTCTTGCGCGACTGCAATCACCAAAAGCTGATGATATTGATGTTGCAATACGTATGCCTCGAATGAGTTTTGAAATTACAAGTATTGGAATTGATAGCGCAACAAAACTTAATCGACTAAACAACACGTTAACACCAGTAGACGAAAATGGTGCGCGCTCAAGGATTTATCAAAGTGTACCATATTCTATTGGTATGCAACTTAGTATTATTGCGCGGCACCAAGATGATGCATTGCAAATATTTGAACAAATTATACCATACTTTAATCCTGAGTATACGGTAAGT